CTGGTCCAAATGGTAAGGCAACAAAGACTGCTTACAGTTCTTTATTGTCTTATGGTTATGACTTGATGGCTTCGTTATTTAAAATAACTGACCAATCAGGTATTGATTATTTCCAAAGTCAATACAATTATGCTTGAGAAAAGAATTTTCCCTCGCAAAAATTGGGTAAACTTTCATTTATTTATGATCCTGAATGTAAGTTAAGGATAGTTGCAATAGTTGATTACTATACACAATTATTCCTTAAACCTATACATGAAAAGATAATGAAGAAACTTCAAAATCTTCCATGTGATAGGACTTACACTCAGAGTCCCATAAATGAATGAAAGGACGATGGAAATATGTTTTGATCTATAGACCTGTCATCAGCAACAGATAGATTTCCAATTTCACTCCAAAGGAGACTACTTGAGATAGCAATATCAAAAGAGGTCTCAGATGGATGAAGTTTTATTCTATCTGATAGGAAATTTGAAACACCAGAGGGTGATCTTGTTCAATATAGAACAGGTCAACCTATGGGTTCATATTCTTCCTGAGCTGCCTTTACACTTACACACCATTTAGTTTTACACTGATGTGCAAAATTAAATGGAATAGATAATTTTTCAGATTATATAATCCTTGGTGATGATATCGTTATAAAAAACGATAATGTTGCCAGAACATATATGAAATGAATGGATTATCTAGGTGTGGAATTATCTGATAGTAAAACACATGTATCGAAAGATACTTATGAATTTGCTAAAAGATGGTTCTGTAAAGGGAAAGAATTTACTGGATTACCAATGAATGGAATTGTCGAGAATATCGAAAATCCGTTCATAGTAATGGTAAACCTTTATGACTTTTACAAAGTCAAGGGAAATTACCTAGGTTCTACTAAGAATCTTCCATGTATATTATCTTCTCTTTACAAAGGTTTAAGTCTTAAATTATCGAAGAAATTCAATAATTCAAGATTTAAAATGAAGATCTATACTTTCCATAAATCATTGGATTATTCATTCGGATATTTAACATACGATTCTCTAAGAGAATTGTTATGTTTAAATATTAAGAATGAACAATTCATGATTCCTGATGAACAATTAATTCATAATACATATGATGATGTTGTGGCTCAGGGTATGGGAAGTTCCGTCAAAAATAGTATGGTTTCTTTAAATAATTTGGCATCTAAAGTTATAGAAAATAAAACAATCTATAATTTAGAGGATCCAAATGAATTAAGAAACTACCCTATTTTTAAAGGAATAGTTAATTACATTAATAACTACAAAGATTCTGTAAGTAAATGAGATGTTAATCATCTTAATTACAGACAGAAATCTAAAGAATTATTAATGCTGAATATTGACAATGTATTTGGTAAAGAGAGAAATAAAACACTCGAATTACTAAATACAGGTAAAATATTCAGTCTTG